AACGCAAGGTGCGTTCAAGATGCGTATGAAAATCATGTTGCTCTGCCGCATAATCCTCAGCCTGTTCAATAAGTTCTTTAATTCTTTCGTTCATTACTTTACTCCAAATGTGTTTAATGCTGGTTGCAATGTGTTAATTAATTCTGTCTCATGTGCATGAGCAGGACGTTTACCACGAATCACTTCCAACTTGCCAAATATAAAACGTTCAGCACCTCGCTCACGCAAGGCACGACTCAAACCCCAATCTTTGTTTTCAGTCAAAGCCCGTTGTAAGTGTTTTTGCATACGACGGCGTAGTGTTTTAAAAACATTACCTTTGAATGAAAGGGCAGTCAAGCCGATGTAGTACTCAAGTGTTACAGTATCTTGGATAAAGTAAATCACTTGATTTCTATCAGTTCTACGTTTGCGGACGATTTTTGAGTTCATAGATGAATTATACGCTAAAACCCATTTATTGTCAAATATTGGCAAAAATCGCTAGAAGCGTATCAGTATAAGTTCCTGAATATTCTAGCGATTTTGAAGCCCCTGAGGGGCAAAAATGAGTACTTTTGTTTCTTAAAAATGTAGTACTTTAGTGTACTACTTCCCCTAGACTTGTGTTCATATAAGTTTTGATTTCTTTATTCAAGTCTTTTTGAGTATATCCTAAATCGGCTAACTCTTGTATTAATGCTACAAATAATCCATGAGTAGCAATACCGGGTATATATTCAGGATCATCATTATCATTTTCAAATTCATCTAATAATGGTAATAATGTATCATATATAAAATCACACGCTAATAATGCGCTTTTTTCTATTTGTTCTACTTCTTCAGCAGTATTAACCATTTTAGTTTCTTTTGTCATATTATTCACCTGTTTTAGTATATTCATAATTAACAGTTTCTATATTCTCACGGAATATAATAGCACCATTTTTTAAATGAAATCTTCTAGCCATTTCTGTTTTAGGACTTAATGTTACAAATCTAGTAACACTTGGATATTGTTCCTGAATACCTTTTACAGCTTGTATTAATAAATCACGACCTTTACCGGCTTTATAACTCCATATAGTATAAAATACTGCCGTTGTTGGAACCTCGGATACATTACTTAAATCATCTACACCTGCCGGAACAAAATCATGGAAACTAACACATACCATTGCTTCTGGATCATCTTCATTATTTGCTAATGCGGCAACCATTCTACCATTACTAACTCTAAAGTCAGTTGGTATTTCTGGTCTTACTGGATCGTCTTTAATAAACGATAATAATTTGTGTGTTAGGTCTGTAATGAAGTGTAGCATGGTATGGTGTTCTCTTTTGTGTATTTATACTATATTGTAAATATACGCTTATTTAGTTTACCTACTAAATAGTAGCATGTCAGAAATATTACAATGGTCGTCCGGATTAAACAACTACAAAAAACATTCCCTACATGATAATCATTTTACTACAGTATTAACAGAAAGTGAATACGAAAAGGGTAGAGACATTTATTCAATATTCAATGACCATTTAGCTAATAGACAAACACCAGTCGTTGAAATATTGTATAGTGGCGGGACAGATAGTGAACTGGTATTAATGTCATGCTTACATAACAATATTCCATTTGAAGTTATGACTATGGTTATTCAATATAAAGGAATAACATTAAACATTACTGACTTGTATTACTCTGAAAAATTTTGCAGAGAAAATAACATAAAACAAAACTTATTTTATTTAGATGCCGATGATTTATATGAAAGTGGAAAGTATTTAGAATATCTATTACCATATAACATTGTCGAACCGCATGTAGCTAGTCATTTTTGGCTTATTGAACAATGTAATAGTTACCCTGTATTTGGTGGAGATTGGCCATGGTATCAAAAACATAAAAATGTATTATCACCCTTTAGGCTATCATATTCTAGCTATGAACGATTTATGCATAATAAGAGTATAGATGGTATAGGTAATATGATTAGTCACAGTTTTGAATCTTCATATAAATTTATAGAGTTACAAAAAACATATACTGAGGATTTAGTTCCTATATTAAAACAGAAAATGTATAATTTATCCGCGCCTAGAATTAGAAGTTATGGTTGGGAAAGTTCGTATAGGATGTTTAATATCAATAAATATAAAATAGAATTATTAAAGAAACTGGGCCCACAGTATTCAAATATTGAATGGGGTGATCAGATTTCAAAGTTAATAGATTCTACCACTAATTCAAATTCCTTATTCATATGAACATCCATGAATCATTCTCACATAGTTTAGTTAATAGCAAGTTGTGGCTTTGCGAGAAATTAGAAAAAATTATCGACAATGAAAACATCAAAAATCCTGCAGTTAATATATTAGCTAGTTGGGATAACCTATTGTCGTTTATGCTCTTAACAAGAAGACCTAAGTTTTACGGTGTAGTTAATGCATATGATATTGATCCGGCATCAACCGATATAGCTAATAAAATTTGTGATTATTGGAAGTATGATTACCCTAAAGTTTATAATCATACTGCTGATATCAACTCACTTAATTTTAAGAATACTGGAAGCGAATCTATTTTTATTAATTGTAGTGTGGATCAATTAGATAATACTACATGGTATGATATTATACCTGATGAAAGACTAGTGTGTTTTCAATCTACTGATTTACCAATTGGAGATACTCCATGGAATATAAAACAAAGTTATAGTAATATTATGGAGTTTACAGAAACATACAAAGTCCGTAGATTAATCTACGGAGATTCTATTACTATCAACTATGGTCATCTAAGTTATAAACGCCATATGATGATCGGAATCAAGTAGCATTTTTCATATAGTATTTTTTACTATACACACCTAGTGTTCCTAAATACGGATCGCCACCATTGAATACGTGTGAGTATTCATTTTTCAAGTGATTCATAGCGTCAGTAAAATTATAGGCGCCTTTCCACTTTTCATCTAGTGCAGTCTTTAATACTTTTTGGTGAATAGTTTCTCTGCCTGCATTCTTGTGTTTACTCTTTCCGTTCTGGATAGATAAGTTGACATTCCATGCTGAGCCTCTACCAGATCCAATACAGAAATCATCATAGTAATCACCGTGCGCATTGCCGCAATATTCGATTAAGAATTCACTTGTGATAGTGTTAGTATTCTTAGTTGTATCAGTAGGAGTAGTAATAGAGAATGAATCTGAATGCGCACCTAAGGCTGAATTAATCAAAGGATCTAATTGATCAGGTGTATAGATTAACTTTCCATAGTTTCGTTCAATATGATTCAACACCATCCAAGATTGCTTAACATGTATCTTAGGCATATCAGGTGCGTAATAGAAATACTCTAAGTTTGGTATATCACTCATAAAGTTTTCCATTGTCTTATCGATAACAGTAGAGTAAAACTTACCATCTTCTAACACGATTCTAGGCTTGTCAACACCCAAGATTAGTCCATGACTTGGTTCATCCGCATGTAGAATCTTTTTAATATAGTATTTGAAATCACTTGGTTGGAATAAGCCATGAGCCATAGCACTAGCTTGCCCTTCTAGCCAATCGTCTGTATAGTATTCGTTGAATCTATCTGGCAATACATCAACAGTTTTAACTTGTGTGTTCGGATATTGACGAATAAAGTTAGTAACTTGCGGATAGATATAGTTAATCAACTGATGGCGTCTATCTGGATTAGTCGCATAGTCAATTAAGATAATTTCGTCTAGTGGTATTTTAAAATGATAGAAACATCTAAGTATGTGATGACTGTCACGACCTGCACTATAAAATAAACTTAATTTTTTATAGCGTTGACGTAGCATCATGCAACGTTCGTAACAAATTTGATCCCAAGTTTCGGATGGCTCAGTCGTCCAATCCATTTTATCATATTGTTCCTCATAGAAATAGAAATGAGGCTTTACTTCAGGTCCCAAGCTAGAAGCATATCTCCATGCGTCAAATTGGCTTGAGGTTCTTTGTCCATTAATTACCCAGTGTGGTGAAAACATATATTATTTGTAAAAAGTTGTATGAAACTATTTATATAGAGAAAGTGCTCACTTTAGATTTTCTGGTAGCGAATCAGTCGATCAAGCCAGCAGCCGGCTACACCACGGTAACGAGTACCGGTCCTAAGGTGTGTTCTTACCAGAATGAAGTACTTTCATTCAATTCATGTTTGTCAAAACGAGATAGTCTTTTTAAGAAATCATTTGTCTTTTCAGTAATGATACCAGTTAACTGAAATGTTACTCTAGGGTTATGACCTGCGTTAGCAGTAGAGTGTGGGATGTTCTGCCAATCAAATGTTGTTACATCACCTGCTTTCCACTGTTGATGATTGTAATTACCATAACTCCAGAAATGTCCTTGTTCCCAATCAGTCAACGCAATCTGTACACGCATAACCATCCATGGTGTTTCAGGAGCCCATTTCTCTAGTTTATCTAAATGTAGATTCCAAACTTCACCGGGCATCTGAACATGAATACGTTCCATACAATCTTCTAACGCAAATAACTCAGTAATCTTTTTCAAGTTAGGAGTTATCTCCCAATTCAAGTGTGTGATTTGATAATCTTTACCATAACCAAAACGTTCTAAGTCATAATCTTCGCTTGCTAGTTCAGCTTCGGGTCTAGACTTAGCTACAGCACCTCTAGTACGCCATGTAGCAGGCTTCGCTGTAGCTACTGCGTGTTTAACATCTTCACTATAATCAGCAGTGATTTTACCAAGCTTAATTACTTTGTCAACTTGTGGATCGTTTTTAAAGTAATCAAAATGATATTTACTTTTTTGTTTGCTTTGTTCCCAACTGCTGTTCATATTACTGTTACCCTTACATCTGATGCACCGTAGTCCTGATAATAGTCACTCGGTGGTAGTTCTATATTTAGCATCTTGCAAAGCATGTGATTAGTTAATGGCAACTTGCTTGGATACTTGTATGTTGCTTTGATGATACCTTGATTCTGTTCTTTAATCTTGGTAGCCATGACTTTCAAGTTCTGATAGTATTCACTATAGTCTGGGTATGTGATATCAAAGTGACCGCACTTTACCCACCATCCTAAACAAGCATCATCTGGACGATGAACTAGAATGATAGGGCAGTCAGGCCATGTTTCTTTGATGAAATCAATGTGATTACTAAACACATGACTCTTAATGATGCGAACGCCTTCACCGGTGAATGCTTCGTCAAAGTCTTGTTCTAATTGCTCTTTCGTATACATAGGCATTCTATGTAAGTACTTACCAAACTCCATGCCAGGATCATAGTATGCGCCAAGATGCATTAATTGTGTTTCACCGGATGCGTCATGGTAGTATGTTCTACTATCACTATAATCTGATTGGTCTACATTTGGGCTGTAGTAAATGTTCTTCACTACACTACTCCACTTACTACCGGGAGCTCCTGCTACGAATATATATTTCAAGGTGTTATCTTTCTTGCGATTGGTTGCCACTCTCTACGTAATTGTGCCATGCTTGCATGTACACCTTGAGGAGTATGCTCTTTAGTAGTTATGAACATTTGATTGTCATCAAATTTTTCTTTTGCTTCTTTACTACGTATAGCAGGAATGAAATTATCACGATACCATTTCTGTACATCCTCTGGTGTGCCCTTTGGTAATACTAAGTTCCAGCATCCATATAAGTTTAGTCCAGGGGCATACTTGCTCATCAACGGGGCAGACTCTAATCCTTTTAGCGGCACTTCACTAGCAAGACCAATCAGTTTTAGTTTACCTGCTTTAACGTGAGGATAGCCTACGCCAACTGGTGTGACACTAAACTCAACATGACCGCCCATTGTATCCATCAATGCTTGTGCAGGACCTTTATACATAACTGTCTGCACCTTATCGCCACCAGGAACATTTAGTTTGTCGGTCAAAAATTCAACTGCTAATTTGTGACCACCTCCACCGATAGCAAAATTAATAGGACGTTTCTTTTCACGTATCTCTCTAATCAAATCTTCCGGAGTATTGACTTTGCTATTAGGATGTGCCCAGAATGCTAATGGACTACGTGCGATATTAGCAACTGGCTCAAAGTCA